CGTTTAGCTTCTCCAGAGGAACGAGCTGCAATTGGTATTACTGAGGTTCCTGATCCCCCAAGTCCTTATTACGATCAACGCTTTTATTGGGGTTATACCGCTAGTGGTACTTTAATACCTAAGGATCATGGCGTTTTAGTATCTGGTTGGGTAGATCAAACTCGAACTACAGCTAATACTCTTCTAAGTCCATCTGATTGGTCCGTGGTCCGTATGGTTGATAACGGTACACCAATACCAAGCGGTGTTCAAATATGGCGTCAAGATATACGAGGAGCCTGTAACTATAAAGTTCTTAACATAGCTACAACAATCTCCACTGATGAACTAGCTAGTTACATAACTGGGTCTGGTTACCCTGTTTGGCCCTCTCAAGAGCAACCAGTTGTTGTAGTCGAAGGTAGCGTAGGTGCTACCTCTGACTTCGTATTTACTGGCGGCAGCACAGACAGTGTATTTACCGGTGTCACTAGCGCGGGAACGATTAACAGCGCAGGTTTATTTGGTAGTAATGGAGAAGACACCATAGTTTTATAAAACGGGCATTTCGTAATCTTTGGTCACATTTACATAGTGTTGCCAAATAACTTCAGAGCTGTTTCCAGCCCAGTTCGCTACTTGGGCTACAGGTATTTGTGCTTCTATCCAACGACTAATCGCCGTGTGGCGAAGATCGTAAGGGCGATACCTGTTTTCGATTATCCCTTCCTTATGTAGTTCGGACATTCTGTCGTAAAAGTAACTTTGAAATGCGTACCTATTCCACGGAAATATATACTCGTCAACTTTCTTTGTTTTATCTAAAATTTCTTGCGTCTTGATGTTTAGAGGTACCCAACGTTTGCGGTTTGTCTTAGTTGAATTTTTATATCCATGAGTAAGTGTGTAATTACCGTGAACTAATACTTTATTTTCTTTTATATCTTCCCACTTTAAAGCCCTTACTTCTCCGGTTCTCATTGCGGTCTGCAACATAAACTCCGCGTAGTGAGACCAACGAGCCCCATTTCGCGTGGTCTTTGAGTTTAAAGCGTTTAAAACTATTAAAGTTTCGCTCTGGGGTATAACAATAATGTCTATGTCCTCCTGCGGAGGTTTTGGCATTTTAAAAGTTGTAATTGGATTTTTTGACAGAAGTGCAATGTCTTCACTAGATGCCCATTTGTACAGACTTTTTACGTACATTGCGACACGGCGGCTAGATTTAATTGGTTTTTGTCCTAAGACCCAAGCCATAATCTGACGACCTTCATTTAAGTCTGTCAGAGGACAATTATTTATCCATTTTTCTACCTGCCTGTAGTCGGAAACTAAACTCGTAGGGCACAGGGTTACTGCACGTTCGTTTTTGAATTGGACCCATGCGTCTTGTAGAGTGGCTGTCATAAGAAAAATAAATCAAGTTTATTATAGCGCATAATGCGCATGTATCGCACCTAAGCAGGTAAAGCTCTATATTTCCTAAATTTAATTTTTTATAAGTAGTAAACTAAAGTAGACGCTTTTCATGCGTGAGTGTTTCTGAAGAGAACGATCTTGTTTTTAATCTCAGTTGTCTTCAGCGTAGAAATGCACGTAAGAAATTTAGAAAGGATATAATCGAAGCCTGGGGAAATGTGTGCGCCTACTGTGGAGATGACCGGGCACATACGCTGGATCATATTATTCCTCGGGCTAAAGGAGGATCTACAAAAAGAGGAAACTTACTAGCCGCGTGCCCTACATGTAACCTGGCTAAGTCAGATATTGACTGGCTACTTTGGTATAGATCTCAAACTTTTTGGAATCAAGTTAAAGAGGATGCTATCTGGCAATGGCTTATTTATAACCACGAACAAAGTATTGCCGCTAGGGAATACGAAGAAATATGTAGGCACCCACTAAGTCTGCCTGTAAGTAGTGACTAACTATTTTTTAGCTAGTCTTGTAACGATACCAGCTAAGATCTCAATAACTCGGTATATTTTACTCAAGTACTCGTCATCTTTAGGTGTTTTTGTAAGGTTTACAATCACTAACGCCAAAGCGTGCACCGTGGCAGCAGTAGCGAAAAAGTTAGTTGCGTGCTGTAGTACTTGAGAGAACATGATCTAAAGTAGTTTCTGCTCTTATGTTAGCAACCTACGATCGGGATAAAATCAAAGTATCGATTTTGTCGTTAATCGAGCGAAGCCAAGTACGTATTTCATGAAGGTCGTTGTTTAAATCTTTCTTTAAAACGTAATCGATAGGTAGCTTTTCAATTTTTTCTTCTACTAGCTCTAATCTTTTCTTTATATTTTCAAATCTTTTGTCGGTTACTCTTTGTCGTTGCTCGTGGGTCCAAGTGAAAATCCCTAAAAGTCCTGCCAACGAAGCAACAAAAGCTTCCATCTTCGTCACATTTGTAAAACATACAACTAATTATAGAACCGTCCTATAGGTTTTTTTAGGCTAAACTATAGTTATTGCGTAACCTATCAAATGTCTGAACTTTCTAAAAATTTAGAGCTGAATGTCGTTCTTGCTAGCGGAACTTCCACTTTTGGATTACAACGTAGTACTTCTACTCACTTTGATCAGCGCCGTCAGGTTAGTGGAAGCGGTGTGGTAGTAGATACAACTAATTCTAAAAAGTACACAAGCGATGGATATTTTAATTTATCCGATTACTATCCGCTAACAGTCAACGGAACGGGTATTTTACAAGTAAATATTCGCGATCAAATGAACGTTAAGCAAGTTGTTGTGCTGGATGGCTCAGGAACTCCTGTTTCCTTTGCTGAAGCATCTAAACTAAGTCGCCGAAATAACTCTATCACTCAACAACGTATCACGAGTTCTGGTTCTTACTATATGTATATCGAGTTACAGGGACGTACTAGCTCTGAGTATCGGATCGGAGTTGATGTTTACAACCAATGATGCAGACTTCTGCAGCTGGTGTTGCTTTAATTAAACAGTTTGAAGGTTGCGAGTTAACAGCATATCAAGATGCCGTTGGCGTGTGGACTATTGGGTACGGTACAACGTCTGGTGTGTACGAAGGTCAAGTAATTTCGCAAGTAAAAGCAGAAGAGTTACTAAGAAAAGATTTAGTAATGTTCGAGAAAGCGGTTAACGAATCGTTAACTGTGCCTGTAAATCAAAATCAATTTGACGCCCTCGTTAGTTTCGTATACAACGTGGGCATTTCAGCTTTAAAATCTTCAACTTTATTACGCCTTCTGAATGAAAAGACAAGCAAATTAATTGTCTCTAGTGAATTTTTAAAGTGGGTAAAAGCGGGAGATAAAACTTTACCAGGGTTAGTCAATAGGAGAAAAGCCGAGCGTGAGCTATTCTTGAAGGGCGCGATAAATGATGTTTTGGCACACACGATTATTGCTCAACGGGACACTTGGTTGAAACGTGAGCCAAGTCAAGCCACACTATTGGAACCCGAAAAGAAATTATTTGTACCCAAGGGAAGCGCTCATGCGTGGAAATCTATTGAGATGGTGCCAGGGGAGATCGACTACAAGGTTTTATTAGAGTCGCAGCCAGATAAAGCCTGGTGGTTTTATCCCCAACATTGGAAAATTATTAACGACCCTAAACCTGGCGAGGCACCCGTACAAATAGTAAGTGTAAATAAACTTGTTTTGGATGTACCTTATTTTTCGCAAAGGGATAATAAGAAAGATCCTCTAAGGTCTTGTTTTTCAAGCTCGTGCGCGATGATGTTACATTATATGAAGCCAAATAGTGTCAAAAGTGATGATGAGTATATGGTCACAGTGTATAAATATGGAGATACAACCAGTGCGCCTGCTCAGATAGAAGCTTTAGATCACTACGGACTAAATGCTGAATTTAAACAGAATGGTGGTTGGGCTGATATTGATTCTTTGTTAACTAAAAATATTCCAATTCCTATCGGTATCCTTCATCATGGTCCTTCAAGTGCCCCCACTGGTGGCGGACATTGGATTGTGATCATAGGACGTAACGAAAGTAATACCGCTTACGTGGTCAATGATCCTTTTGGAGAGTTAAATCTTGTTGAGGGAGGCTACCAAAATTCAAATGGGTCTAACCTTTTGTACTCCAAGAAGAATTTAGGACCACGTTGGATGGTAGAAGGGCAAGGATCTGGATGGTATATTAAAGGCTCATACTCGTAAATTTTACCTTAGCTATAAAATCTAAAGGTGACTAAAGAATAAGTCTAAGGATTGAGTTAAACTGAATAGAGAATAGTTGGACTTTATGGCCGAAAAACCACGCGATTATAAAGAAGAGTACCAAGAGTATCATGGCACGAAAGATCAAAGAGAACGTCGTGCCGCTCGAAATAAAGCTCGCCGACGTTTAGAAAGTCAAGGTCGTGTACATAAGAACGATGGAAAAGATGTTGATCATAAGAATGGTAACCCGAGAGATAACAGTCCTGCTAATATTAGAGTAATGTCCCGTAGTGCAAACAGAGCTAAACACTGATGGCGATTATACCTAAGCCTGGTGAAAATCAAATGCCTGCGGAGATGAAACCGCTAGGTGGCTTGTCAGCAGTTCCCCCCGGATTGATGACGGTTAACACTCCTCTTGAAATCGGCATCCGTCGAGGGGTGCAAATGGACGAGTCCAATCGGATAGCGTCACAAATTCTTCGCGATCGTGGTGTATACGAAAGACAACCCGTGGGGCCTGTTGAGTACAGCGAAGGCAACATTAAGAAGAGCGCAGAGATTACCGGGGTTGCTGGATACAACCACAAACAAATTCCGTTTCGTAATAGCCCCGATGATATGTCGCAAATGGAGTACATGCGGTCCGTAGCTACTAATAACCCACAGAACAGGGCAGCACTACAGCAACTCACACTCCAAACCAATCAATACTTTTTAAATACTCAGGAAGTAAACGACAATAAAGTAGTGACCAGTCATAACACTCCTACGAATTTAATGGTTTTAGCTAAGGTAAAAGCAATGAAACAGATGGGTAAGTGATGGATAACGACTTCCCCGTTAGGATGGCAGGAGCTCGGCTAGGATTAGATCCCACAAAGATGGCAGGTGTAACACCAACGGAGCTTACGAAGAGACTTCGTTACCAAGAAGCTTTCCCACGCACCTAAAAATTTCCTAGCGTGGGTCTAATATAAGTCCAATCGTTTAGTTTATTGTGCACAGCGTTCAGCTTGATTGGATTACACCTGACGCAGAACGAGTAATTGCTCGACATGCAAGGGTGAGTGCGAAGGACCCAGAAAAAGAAGAGTATGCAAAACTTATAAAGTACTGTGTTCGTCAAGGTCACTGGAGTATTTTTGAGCAAGCTTCTGCGAGTTTTGAAATTATAACTTCTCGCGCCATATCTGCACAAATAATTCGTCATAAATCTTTTAACTTTCAAGAAACAAGCCAACGCTACTGTGATCCTTTAAATCTTCTAGAGGAAGAGGAGACGTGCTGGGATTTTGAGTTACGTAAACAAGATCCAAAAAATCGTCAAAACTCTACCAATAATGTTGATGTCGAGGTAGCCTCTAAATTTAAACAACGAATTTTTGATTATTTTAACGAAGGAAAAGAACTATATAAAGACATGTTGAAAGAGGGAATTGCGAAAGAATGCGCCCGAAATATACTGTTAATGTGTTCGCCTACAAAAATTCATATCACTGGTTCTATAAGATCTTTTATTCATTATGTTGGGCTTCGAGCTTCTATCGAAACACAAAAGGAACATCGATTAATTGCTACTGCGATAGGAAATAAACTCTCACCTATTCTCCCAACAACAATCGAAGCAGTGAAAGTATCAGCTCAAAACGATCACAGCCTGCGTGGTTGGTTTAATGTAACGTATAGATAAAGCGAAAGCGGGCTTAATTAGGCCCGCTCTTAATTCGCTCTGCAATCGCATTTCTTAATTATAGTAGTTTATTCCAAGGATCTATCCGGTATTCTGTATCTTTATTATTATTTAACTCTTGTTGAGGTAACAGGCCAGAAGGTTGAGACCTCGCAGCAGTTTGCTGGATAGTTAGCATTGTTAAACGTTGTTGCAGCAGGTTTACTTGTTCTAATAATTCTTTGTGTTGTGAGGAAGCCCAGTTCTGAGCGTTGTTCGTTAGCTCTGTTAGTACATGAGCCGGGTGTGGGAAGGAGTATACGACTCCTTTTTCAGTCGTAATTAGCTGACCTTTTTGTTGTTCAGCTAGGCGATCTAGAAATTCTTTTATGCGCTCTGGGGCTACGTGTGCGATGTAAGCTAATTGCTCTACCGAAACGATACCCTTGTTTAAATCGTAGAGTTGGCTAAATGCCGTGGTTACACGAGCTGCTTCCGAAATAACATTCTCGTGCTCACGTTTTTTTTCTGCAATAATAGAGGCTCCCGCCAGAGCTCCGCCAGAAGCAGCGAGTACTGAAGTAAATACAGCGGGCTGAAAATAAACTGTTAATAAACTGGCTGCCCCACCGATAGCGGCAATGATACCGATGCAAGGATTAGTTTGTGTTTTTGTCATGAGTTTCGAAAGCAGTTTTCCAAAGACTATAGGTAGGATTTGATGCCCATTCAATCGGTGAGGGGAGACGATTGTCTCCGTATGACGCACGATCTGTAGTGACATCATACGGCTTTAATTGTAGACCAGTAACCACGGCTTTGCCGCTAATCAACCGAGGTTCTATTTTTTCTATCTTTAAAACGTTCTGCGCTGTCTCCTTTAAACGATCTACAAATCGTTGTTTTGCTGCGTGCTTGTATCCATTCGACTTACAAAAGTTAACATAGCTAGCGTACAGTTCATTGTATGCGTTCTTAACATACATACCCCTTTCGCTTTCGTCTGTTGAAGGTCTGAAGGCACCTCCGCCAATTGTTGTGTTAGTGCTAGGAGAGTACAAGCAGCAGTCTGACAGCCAAGCACAGATCGGGTTGTTGAAGACCAGGGCTTCAATATCAGTTGTATTCAGCGTGGGGCAATGCTTCACGGGATTGCTTAAGACGTCACGCATTTGAACTTTCGACATTGATAAAGCCCAGCTAACAATTCCTGAAAGTTCTGGAGCTAGCTCGCCTTCAATTCGATCCTCAAATACGTTTATCAAATTCTTTCGCTGTGAGGGAGGAACAACTTTGTCCATCACGATTGTGAGTCGCCTTCGCTCCAATCCACTGCTTATGTCTGAAGAAGAGATGTGCTCGTTCGACGCGATACAAACTAAGAGTTCAGGTTTAAAGTTTATCGTTTGCGTCCCATACTTACGTTCAGCACGTAGTGTGTCGGAAGAAGAGGTAAGTTTCTTCAAGGTGTCTAAACGTTTAGAGAACGACGCTTCGTCTGTTAACAGAAGTAAACGCTTACCTATAAGGTTGTGCGTTTCAAAGCGGTTCGTCTCTATTGTTTCTAGATCACTCGTATGTGTGCCACCAAATCCAGCAAGCGCAATGAGGATCTGTTGCAGCGTGGACTTACCTGTTCCGCCCGGACCGATCAAGTGTAAAAACTTTTCCCCTGTTACGTATCCTGTTACAAGCGCTCTAAGAAATGCTTGAATAATAACTACTTTTTCTGTTCCTACCGCAGTGTCTAACCAAGCTAAGAATTTAGGGCAAGTAGCTGTATTATCGTAATCGTAATCTAGTTTTGTCCGTAAAAATAAGTCCTTGTGATTACCTGAGTTAAACTGTTGCGTTTCAGGATCGAGTATTCCATTTTTAAAAGGAATAAATCGTCTGCCCTTGCTCCAAATTGCAGTTCTACCTCCATCGATGGAGCGGAGCATTTTGGCTTTAAGTATCTGATATACAGACGAGACGGTAGCTGCGTTGTACTTCGGAAGCACACCGGCAGTAACAAATGTATCTAACGTCTTTACAATTCGACGCTTTATGTGCTGATCATCTTGTAAGTACCAAATGCCTTGGTCTTCGTCATAAGTAAAGAACTCATCTAATGTAGAGTCAAATAAGAAACGATCGCCATAGTTGTTTACTATTACGTCTGCAATATCATTCTCCGAGAACTGGCGATTGTTCTGTTGAAGATTAATTAATTGGGCTGGTGTTTCTGGCGTGGTAACCATAGAAATAGGAGGAGGGGAAGTAAGTGTTTCTTGAGGCTTGTCGTCTGAAAATATATCAAAAGCTAGAATCGAATTTACTGGTTTAGCTCGTTTGCTTTTGATATCATTTTTAACTTGGTCTGGGCAGAATTGTTCAAAGAGATCAAGGTGGTGAGACTTAATCTTTTTCCAAGGAGCTAAATCCCCGTTCTCAGCAGCTATTGAAATTGCTGGTTTCAGTGAAGAAGAATCGGAAATACTGGTCAGGATTCGATTGAATTTGCCGTCTAGCTCAGGGGCGTAGTCATACAGAGCATAGAACGCACGGTGTGCTATGTCAAGTGGTGTTTCTCTTGTTGGAATTTTAGCTTCCTTAAGCCAGTTACACCAACCGATTATCTCTTTCAAAGCCATCGCCATTGCGAAAGAGCGGTCTTCTACCTGGGTGCCTTCGAGTATTTCTCTTACCGCATTGCTGACTAACTTGCTGATATACACTCCAGTGTCGGCGTAATCTAGTTTTAAAGCCTCATCTGGATCGGATTCATTTTGTTTTTCTTTTGGTATTCGAGCGTAAGCGATGTAAGCTTCGTCTATTTTTAATGCGGGGATGTACTTGTCGGTTACACAGATAAGATCTTCTCCTTCTTTGGAGCCATAAAAAAGATTGACGGTCAGCGTGGCCCTACGATCTGACCCTGGTATCTGCTGTGAGATTTGGCGGGTAAACCATTGAAAAAAGTCTGGATCAATTATGGTTTTTTCTAAACCAAAAACTAATCTAAATCGAGGCCACCCGTCTGCGGAGCTCGGAGAGTAATAAGCGGAAGACAGATACTTTTTACAAATATCTAGTTCTAGAGCTTCAGCAACAGTTAGTTCTTGTTTTTGTATCTTATCGCCTTCTTCTGTTTTACCGTCGAGTTGGTTATCGATGTCTACGATTATTAAACCGGCTTGGATACAGCCTGTCTTCTCTTTTACACGTTTCCCATCTACCAGATGCCAAGCGCAGAGACCCAAACTGTCCTTGACTTTCTCAGATATAAAATTTATATCTTCATTAACAGCCACCCAATTTTCGTTGAATGCTTTAAAATTCCCACCTTGACTTAACTTGCCTGTCTTTGGGTTTAAATATTTCTTAACCTCTGAGTTCAGGGAGCAAACAAATCGCATGGCATAACCTCGTCTTACTATTTTGACACGTGGTCTTGCCTTAGGCCACGGGTAACTTGGAAATTGAGCTTAAACTTGTTCGTAATATTTCTTTAAAACCTCAAGCCACTGTCTCTTATCTATCTCTAACTCGCCCGCTCCAAAAGTAAATATCTGAACAGAGTACTCTGGCACTGGCGTGGAAACAATTATACGAGTCTTGTCTATTTTAATTCCTAAACAATGTTCAGCCGCGATCGTATAAGCAGCCAATTGTAACTTTGTTTTCTTAAGTTTAAAAACACCGCTTACTAAAGCTTTACGAGTTTTTTCATCTATATCACTCTTTGGTTTAGGAAATCTATAACTGTAAGGACCTGCGGATGTCTTAAAGTCAGCTAGTATGCATTCACCGTTTTGGTCCTTATAGATTATGTCTGGGCACCCTGCATATCCGTGATCTGTTTCTTTATCGTAAAAATGAATTCTTCCTATGCCGTCATCTCCTACGAATTTTGACCACTGAGGTTGATTGTAGGGTTTTTCTGACCATAGCACTTTGCTATCTAATAAAAGCTCATCAAGCTTTTCTGGTAGATCATCCCAAAATGGGAGGAGATCTTTTGGAGGTTTTACAACCAAACCTCTGATATAGTTTTCAACCGCACCGTGGACCCAAGAGCCTCGCGCTGCTGCTGCGTCTGCGACTCCTGGATTTAAAACGTTCCAATGAGCTAATTTTTTCTGCGTGTCTTCTGTTTGTGTAGCAGATAAAACGCTTGTTACAGAAGGGAGAGGTCTAGAAACCCCAGCGCAGTTGTAGTGTCTTAAGCCGTTTAAAGTTAATCGAGTTTGGGACACAATTTTGTGTCGAATTAACCAAACTCTAGCTTACTTTGATTAAAAAGCGTTAACTGGGCGACGAGGAGCATTGGAGTTATTTGTGTTCTCGTCATCATCCTCTTCTTCATTCTCCTCATCCTCGTCTTCTACTTCCTGATCTATAAAGAACTCTGATTTTTGATAATCGAATTCACGTGTCCTGTTGTCTAGTTCGTCCGTAAGACAGATACCGGCCATAAAGCTCTCTACGACTATATCTGCACACTCTTCCGCAGTTCGTCCGGAGCCGTCAGGTCCTACGCATTCTTGCAAAAGTTGATTCGATACAGAGAGAGCACAGAGTCTATCAAGTTTATTGTTTACTTTTGTCAAATGGTCCAGAACAGATTTCTGAAAGAGCTCGAATTTCTCACTACGTGATGTCATGCTGGTAACTCTGGGAGTGCCCCGATGTTTTCCCAATTTACTGCGTAACTCATCATCGTGCCATCCATCCACTTATCTGGCTTTTGGAAGACGAACCAGCAGGCAGTGACTGAGTCTTTAGCCGAGCCTACCGATCTAAATTTTGGCCGTGGCGACAAGACGACCAGGTTAGAGAGCTTGTTTTTTAATAAGAAGTTCCGTCTTTTTGCTACAGGTTCTAAGAAAGATAACCTATCTAAAAACGCAACACCGTTTACTGCAATCGACATACCGTACTCCAATATGTATTCACTATATTCTTTTAAGCCCATTGTCGAGCAAACGATCCAATCGTAATTCCTCTCACGCATAGAGACCCACCAAATTGGGTCCACTAAGTTTGATGGGTCTTCGTTTGTCGTGACCGTGCACCTGTGTTTCTGAAGCTGAGCACTCAACGTCTTGTTAGGATCGTGCGGCACTAATATGTTGCCCGACACATACGTGTGCTTGAGCAGTGTGTGCGTTACACCATCTGGAATCACATAAAAGTCATCCATGAGGATCTCGTCGGAAGTCATAGTGTACTGAAATAAGGGTTGTCTGTCTATAGAGGTGATGTTAGAGTTAATACAAGTCAGATTTAAGCCATGCTGAATCTAAGTTGGCTTGATGCAGAACAGAGTTTTCTGCATCAACGTGTTCTCATGCAAGCTAAAAAGCTAGATAGAGAACAGCTTTTAGAGATTTTTGAAGAAGTGCATAGACAGCATCTTTTACATAAACGATTTTTTTCTGGTTTAGTTTGTTGGTGTGTTAAAAACGGGATTACTCTTCCCCCGTTGACTGATCTTTTAGTGCCTCGTGAGATAGATCGGCGTTCGATTAAAGAGGATGTTAAATGTGAACCCACGACTGATGAGCAATGATTCTGTTTATTTGAGACTTACTCATACCATATTTAACCTGTAACTCTCTCTGAGTCTTACCTTCTTTGTACTCTCTGCGCATAGCTAATACGTTTTCTTCTGTTAACACGGCCATTGGATGATTTGATCCTCTTGACGAAGCATTCTTTAAGTCGTAGGGATTAATAAGTTTTTTTCCGTGCGGGATGAGTAATATCTCCTCCGTGGAAAATTTAAGATTACACATTGGACACAACCGTCTTCTGGTTTTTCCGTTACTTTTCTGACGAACGTAAATTACTTGTGTACTTATGCAAGTACATTTGGGGTTTGGACAGAACATTTGCCTTGTAATAAAAAAGCGCCGGGAGTGCCGGCGCTAGGTTTGCTCCAACAAAAACTATAGTCTAAAAATCTACGCCTAGTGCCTTCGCTTGCTCCTCCGTGAGTTCTACTGCTTTTTTACGTTTTGGCTGTGGGGGTTCAGCCTTTATAACAATCGCGTCTTCCGATGCGGGGGCAGCGACTGGAGAGAACATGCGGGGTTTAGGTGAGCCTTCTATCTCTGGTCGAGCAGCAGCGAACTGTGCTTTGATTGAAATATGATCAGACCCAAGAGGTAATTCAACTAAGTCAGAGCCTGGGATATGTGACTTTAAGCAATGCACAGTTGAATCAGAACCCGTGGTTCCTAACCAGTCAATTATATCTTTAACTAGCTTCTCTTCTTCTTCGTTTTGTGTAGGGCGATCTTTAAACTCGAGAGCATTAAAGTTTATTTTCGCTCCGTCAGCTCCAGTTACTGGATCTCGTTCGTTAAAGGAACGAGTGACAAATTTACTTGAAGTAATTATTGAAGCACAGTTAATTCTGTTATTGTAAAGAGTTTGAAAATAAGCTATAAAGTTCTTCTGACTTGACTTACCAGAAATCATAGAGGTCGTTACGCAGCGCGGAGGTAACAAGCGATGTTTTGGAGTAACACCTATGTACGCGATACGAATAAATTCTTCTTGATTTCGCATTCCAATATTGCCATAGAAAGGAGTAAATCCTAAAAGGATGAACTCAATTGGAATCCCGTTGTCGTTGGCATCGATGATAGCTGAATCAGAATCTACATCTGATTTCCATCGTCGAGCTTGTAAATCAATTCGTAGTGTGTGAGGTGGAACGTTGGCGAGAATTTCTTCTTCGGAGAATTGGCTAGCAATAAAGACCATGATTAGATACCAGAATTACAGGGAGAAGTCGATTGATCCAATAGCCGCCGCTGCAACTTTACCTTTTTCAGGGTCAGCTGCTTTTTTAGGTGCGGGCTTGGAGGATTTGGGTAAGTAAAGAATCTTATCCAGTGTGTAGTTTAGGTAGCTCTTGTCGTCTTTTTCGCTCGTGGATACCTTACCCACAGCAATTGTTGGCGTTCCAGGAGCTAGATCAGACAACTGTTTTGACAACTCTGCCCATGCTGTGAGCTTGAACCAACAAGTTTCAGAATTTTCTGCTTGCCACGCCAAAGACCGATTGGTTACTGTCGTATCAGAAAGTTCTACTTCATCTGCTTTAGGTCCAAGACCCCCGGCAGCGATGAAGAGGTTTATTGCAAGCAGGTCATCAAAGTTATCTTTGGATACTACAAGCATCGGTTGCATCTGCAGCACCCCGTCGACGGTCGATCTCGTGGGACCGATCGCTAAAACAGACTCATTTTTTTGTAGCTGTTGTAAAAGTTTACCAACATAGTGATCTTTGTTTTGTAGTAGTTGAACCTTTGTGTTAACTCGTCTGTCGTTCGACGGAAGAGCTTCGGCTAAGACGTTGATTGTTTGTTCGTCAATTTGAGCAGGGTCTGTAATTTTCAGACCCAACAGAAAGATGTTCATTCTTGAGTTTCCGATAGATGGTTGAACGGTGTACCTTTAGAGCCTTAGCTGCTTGGCTTACGCCAGCGCCTTGACCCATAAAGGCTAGGAGCATTTGCACGTCACCGCCAGTTAATTTTGAATTTTTTCCGAATCGATATGAAAAGTGATATGGGTTTATACAAGATTTACAGGAACAGCTTGGGCGTGCAGTAGCACCTTCTTTTGGTATATCTAAGTATTTAAGAATTAAACTTCGTACGTAGTAACGTTGCTTAAAAACGTAAAGACAGGGAACATTATTACTAAACGTTTCTGTCCAAGGCACGCAAACTTTATAGTCGAATAAGTTTAAAGCAAGTTTCTTAAATAGAGTTGAAA